GACTGCTTGATGGTGAAGAGTTTATCGGTAAGACTAAGACTGGTCGCAAGGCTAAACGCTGGAAGCTTTATGACAGTCGCGAAGATGTGTTGTATCAGGCGACACATATCAATCATCCTTCCGCTGTTTGGTGTCGCAAATCTGTTGAGAACTACAACTGGCTAGCAGATCATTTGCATGCCTTGCTGCAGGAGTATACTCATCGCTACGGTAAGAAGCATAAGGTCGAAGGCGACCTATCATATATGCTTATGTCTCCACCTAAAAATCTGCAGGAATACGATATGACAACTATGCCATCAGCTATGGCTGATGAATATAAGATCAGTGACGACCCCATCATCAACTATCGTAATTATTACCAAAATGGGAAAGCCAGTTTGCATTCCTGGAAGAACCGTCAACCACCGGAGTGGATAAAGTAATATCATGATTTCTAAGGAGATAGATAATGATTGATAATTATCGTTTTACTGTAACCTGTTTAACAATAGGTTTTGTTATATCTGTTATTTTTGGCACAATTTATTATTCAGTAAAAACATCAAATGACCAATATCATGTGGCATATGAAAAATGCATTTCAGCCGATGGTAGCTGGGTACCAACAACTGCTTATTCAGCCGTTTGTATAAGGAAATAATCTAATGACTATGTTTACTGATGTAGAGGAATTCCATAAGGCGTTCAATCTTTCTATTAGAAAGAAGCCTGAATTGCCTGATATGAAGGAACGTGAATTGCGCGGAAAGCTTTTAACAGAAGAGTTCCGTGAATATATTGACGCTGAATACGCTAATGATCTTGTTGAAATCGCTGACGCTCTTGCGGATATTATCTATATCGCCTGTGGTACTGCATTGTCTTATGGTATTCCTCTTGATGAGGTATTCAAGGAAGTTCATCGTTCAAATATGGCGAAGCTTGGACCTGATGGAAACCCCATTTATCGTGAAGATGGAAAAGTCATAAAACCTGTTGATTGGGTCGCCCCTGATATTAGAGGCGTATTATTTAAGTAACACTAAAAGTTATATTTACAAATTTCTCAATATACGCTATTATAGTCGTATATATACGATATACGATTTTTTGAGGAGAAACAAATGACCAAAGTTTTGATTAGAAAAAAGATTGACTCTGAAGAAACACTTGGTACATTCATTACTTGTAAGCAATATACTGATCTTGTTGTTACTGATGATTGTGATTTGTATGCGCAGGATACATTTAATCCAAAACTTACTGATGAAAGTAATGTTATCTTCAGGTATCGCAAGAATGTGTTCAGTCATGAAGAGCGTCGACTTTGTTACCATGGTCTAAGAGAAGCTGCTACTGAATCTCAAAATCGTGGACTGGCTGCTGGGCCACGTGGTGAACAACTTGGTCAAGAAGGTCGTGGTAATCGCGATTGGGTAACATCTGAACATCTAGATGTTTTATCATTTCTCGCTCGTCCAATCAATGCTATTGATGATGGTGTAACACTGGAAGATGTGCGCGCGAATGCGCGTAATCATAAGGAAAAGGATGAGACGCGTGGTCAAGTTTGGCTTAGATCGGCAGTAACAAAAAAGTATCCTGAGTATCACGGATGGTTTGATAAGTGGTTAGCTGGGCTTCATAATATGTCACGTGAAGATCAGCAAAAAGAAGCGCAGTATATAATTGATAATTACATCTCAGACACAAACTATGCACAATCTGTTATGTCTGGTATTGCTGGTTACTATGATCGTTATCCACGTATCCCATATGGGCGTATGACTGCCTACACTGAGAAGAATTTTGAGAAGTTTACAAATTGCTATCCATTTTTGCGTAAGCTAAACAGTCAGTTCAAAAAGCTTCTTCCTGTTCGTTGGAATAAACAGAAAGAATCTGCTGATAAACTTGATCCTCGTTTCTTGATTGATGATACTGTTTTTACTACATTGACAGTTAATCACAACTGGCGTACAGCATGCCATCGCGATGCTGGCGATCTTCATGAAGGTTTCTCTAATATCTGTGGCCTTGGTAAGGGATGGAAGGGTGGAGAATTTATTCTTCCTGAATATCGCATCGCTATTCGTCTTGAACCAGGTGATATGTTGTTGGTAAATAATCATGCTGGTATTCATGGTAATGATGAATTGCTTGGTGACGACAATGATCGTATGACTATTGTTGCATACTTCCGCGAGAAGATGTTAGAATTGAAGTCTTGGGATTATGAGTTGCTGCGTAAGCAATACATTGAAGAACGCCGTGCCAACAAGAGTCATAAATACCAACGTCCACTATGGAATGGTGTCAATACAGATATGTGGCACGAGCAGGAGTGGTATGACTATATGAAGAAGCACAATATGGAAGATCCATATGCTTCTGAGAAACCAGTTGATTTGGAGGATTTCTTTGCATGATTGACTACAAGATAGCTATACCATCGTATAAGCGACCTGAAACTATCAAGAAAAAAACACTAAAGGTTCTTGAGAGTTATAACATTGACCCATCAAGAATAACAATATTCGTTGCTGATGAGAGCGAATATGAAGCTTATAAGTTTTCTCTAAAAGATACACCCTACCAAAATATTGTTGTCGGTGTTCCAACTATTGGTGCACAACGTAACTTCATTGAACGTTGGTATCCTGAAGGAACCAAGCTAATGATGTTTGATGATGATATTGAAGAAGTACAGAAGAAAATTAGTGAACAAAAGCTAGGTAGAATTGACAATTTAGAAGAAGAGGTTATAATAAAAGGATTCGAAGAGTGCGAAAAGGTTGGAGCTAAGACCTTTGGTATCTATGCTGCTTCTAATGCATATTTTATGAAAGAACGTGTTTATACCAAGCTTTGTTACATTATTGCATCAATGTTTGGTGTTATTGTTGAACACCACGATGATCTTATTCGTGTAACCAATCACGGCGAAGATTATGAGTATTCCATTCGCCAGTATGTCCGTAATGGCGCAGTAGTTAGATTTGACAATTATACAGTGAAGTCTAATTACTACAAGGAAGATGGTGGTTTACAGACAATTCGTACTAAGGAATATGTGCACGAATCAATCAAGAAGATTGCAGAAATGTACCCTGATTTGTGTACAATGTACATCCGTGAAACAACAGGTATGGCTGAGTTACGATTGAAGGATAATCGTAAAGAAGCTACAGCTAGCCTTGAATCTTTCTTTGAATAAAGGATAATAATGACAAAGAAAATTGCATATAAGTATGCTGAAGATAAGATTATGATTGATCTTCATGCCTATATAGATAGTACGTATAATCAACACTATCAGACAGAGAACAACGTCCAATGTTTCGATGCTTGGATTGCTCTTGACGATGCTACTCCTACTTTTCGTAACACAGCGCTAAAATATCTTTGGCGCTATGGTAAGAAGAATGGCAACAACAAAGATGATCTAATGAAAGTGTTTCATTATACATTGATGTGTCTCTTTAACGATCATTACAAGGTGAAGAAATAATGAATTTAAAAACTATTGAAGAACATAATGAATTAGTTTTTAAAAAAAATATAGATAAATATTCTACAGGCGTACAATGTCCTAATTGTGTTAATGAACTTAAATATATAAATGATATAATGTTGCTATCAAATCCACCACAAAAAGAAGTAAAGTGCTTTAATTGTAATTATACTACAAGAATTTTCGTTTAAAAAAGGTGAAAAAATAATGGAAATAAAAATTGACGTAGAAAAGCTAAGAGAACGTGGTCTATTTGTTGCCACTCCGATGTACGGTGGCATGTGTGCAGGAATGTTTGCTAAGTCATGTGCTGACTTGGCTACCATCTGTACTCAGTATGGTATTCCACTGCAGTTTTACTTCCTGTTCAACGAGTCTCTAATTACCAGAGCAAGAAACTATTGCTCCGACGAGTTCATGCGTTCTAAATCACAGCATATGATGTTTATTGATGCTGATATTGGTTTCAATCCTCAAGATGTCATAGCTCTTATGGCTTTACAGGCTCAAGAAGAAGACAAGTACGACATCATCGGCGGACCTTACCCAAAGAAGTGTATCTCTTGGGAAAAGATCAGGCTAGCTGTGAATAAAGGAATTGCTGATCAGGATCCTAATGTTCTTGAAAGATATGTTGGTGATTATGTGTTCAACCCAAAGGGCGGTCAGCAGTCAATTAAAATTGATGAACCAGTAGAAGTCCTTGAGATTGGCACTGGCTTCATGATGGTAACTAAGAAGGCTATGCAGAAGTTTGCAGACAAGTATCCAGAATATTTGTACAGGCCGGATCATGTTCGTACTGAGCACTTCGATGGTTCGCGTGAGATCATGATGTATTTCCAGGCTGAAGTTGACCCAAAAACTAAACGTTATTTGTCAGAAGATTACTGGTTCTGTCAGAAGGCTCAGGAAGCAAGTATTCGTACTTGGTTCTGTCCTTGGATGAAGCTCCAACACGTTGGAACATATATATTTGGTGGTTCGTTGGCAGATCTTGCAACGATTGGAGCAGCAGCAACTGCTGACCCTGCAAGTTTGGGTGGTAAAACAAAAAAGTGAGGTAATATTATGTTGATACAATTGACACA